GTGCTCTTCCGATCTGGAAATGGCAACAACTGGAATAATTAACGGTACGTTGATGAGGTTATACAAAGATAGCACTGCTATTGGTTATGCTACATCCTGCCAAATGAACATCTCCGCAGCTATGCGTGAAATCTTAACAAAGGATTCAGCAGCTGGAGGATGGAGAGAAGTAAAAAAGGGTCAGTTATCCGGCACACTTTCTACCGAGGCATTGTATGCAGGGCCTGGTGATTCATCTACAAACTACTTGTTTGATGATCTCTTTACCGACTTAATATCGGGCACAGCATTGACTATTAAGTTTACTACCGATGTCAGCGGAGATAATGTGTTTACAATGCAAGCCATCTGTACATCATTAGATTTAAATGCTGCAGTAGAAGAGAATACAAGCTACTCTGCATCTTTTGAGGTGACAGGTGCTATTACAAAGACTGTTAAATCTTAGAATTAAAAATTACCTAACATGAAAACAATAAAAATAGCTAATGCGGACATTCCAGTTAAGTTTGGAATGTTCACGTTAGGTACATTTTTACGGGAGAGGAATCTAAAACTTAGCGACCTCTCCCAACTTGGCGAAGACCTCCTATTTGCTCTTGAACTTGCCTTTGCAGGTGTACAGGCAGGTTACAAGGCAAAGGGAGAGAAGTGCCCATATACCTTAGAAAAGTTTTGCGACTTAGTAGATTTAGACAAGGGAGGAATAAACAGGATAACGGAGCTGATAACAAATGAGATTTCAGTGCCAGAAGATCCAGAAAGAAAAAACGAGATAGCGGAGGAGGTGAGTTAACACTTGATTACATCGAAAGATTTTGTTTTGGAGTCCTTAGATTCCATCCTCCGCAATACTATGAGATGACACTAAGAGAGGTTATTATAGCTATGCAAGGTTATAATAACCAATTTGAAATAAAACAGCAATTTGAGTGGGAAAGAGTTAGGTGGCAAACAACACTTTTATTGAATGTTCATACGGCAAAAGGAAAGTCAATTAAGCCTAAAGATTTGATTGAGTTTCCATGGGAGACAGATAATCCAAAACCAACTAAAAGAAGTTTGTCAGAAGTTGACAAGTCAATTTTTGAGAAATGGGATAAAGAGTAGATAATGGCATTAGGTAAACTGAATTTAAAACTTGGTAACGCTACTGCCAGAGCAGGCAAAGGAGCAGTAGTTTTTGATGAGTTGATTTTTGCTTTTTCTAAAATACAATCTACTGGTAAAATAACACAAGAATCACTTAATCAAATAGCTGAAAGATTACCAGGTTTTAGTACATTATTACAACAAACATTTGGAGCATCTACGGCAGAAGGAATAAATGCGACAGGTATATCTGCTGAAGATTTCTCTAAAAAAACAGTAGAGGCATTATCTAATTTACAAAGAGCTCAAGGAGGTTTAGGAAATAGTTTTGATAACTTAACCGACAATATTACAGCATCACTTGCAGAACTTGGTAAAGTAATAAATACAAGTTTAAATGTAGAAGGAATTTTTATAGCGTTATCAGATAAAATAAATTATTTAGTACAAGGTTTTAAAAAATTAAATCCAGAGACACAAGGATTTATTGTATATGCTGGCTTAATTGTAGCAGCTATTGGTCCTGCAATTTTTATAGTAGGTAAAATGATTACTACTTTTGGTGCATTAGCAGGTACTACCAAAATGATTATTGAAACCTTTGGAAAACTAAAAGGTACTATTATTAAAGCATTTACAACTATTCTTGCTAATCCTGCTATACTTGGTATTACTTTAGCTATTGCTGCTATTGGTGCAGTTGCTTTGTATGTTTATGATAACTGGGAGGCATTTGCAAGTAGGTTTACAAATATTTGGATAAACATTAAAAACAGTGCAAACAAGGGAGTAGCTGATTTTATGATGGCTATTGATAAGCTACAAAAATCATTTGGTGTAAAACTATTTGACGTTAGTGGGCTTACGTCTTACACAGCAGAGCAAAAGGTAGTACAAAAAGAATTTAAAAGTATAGGAGAAACAGTTGATAGTTTATCTGGCAAATTAAAAGGTTTATTTTTAGCTAAACCCAAAACTGGTACAACAGATGAAACAATTATAGATAAAACTAAAACTGATACTGGTGGTGGTACAGGAGGAGCAGTTAAAATAGATAAAAGTTTATTTAAATTTGATGGTTACAAAACGTTAACTGAAATATCAAAAGCAAAAGAAGATTTAGATAAAGCAGTATTAACTGAACTTGGGCCTAAAATACAAGAGCAATTAGGTTTTACAAATAAAGGATTAGATGCAACATCAAGAGGAATGAAACAAGCAGCTATTGATGTAGCTGTTTTTGGGCTTGCAATGAAAACTAATGCTCCTGCTTTTGCCGAACCATTTACAGCAGCTGAAGAAGCTGCGGCAAAATTACAAGATAAGATTATAGATTTATCAGATGCTTTTACAAATATTTTAAATGGAGCGTTAAACGATTTAGCAGTTGGATTTGGTGAACAATTAGGCAATGCTTTAACTGGTGCAGGTTTTGGTGTAAAAAATTTACTTGTGCCATTAGCTGAAGCAATTATATCATTTGGTAAAATGGCTATACAAGCAGGTATTACAGCATTAGCAATTAAAAAGGCTCTTACCTTAGCACAGGCTCCTCTTGCGATTGCCGCAGGTATTGCATTAGTTGCAATAGGTACTGCAATTAAAAATGGAATAGCTACTCCAAAACTTGCAGAGGGCGCTTTGGCAACAGGGCCGACAATGGCATTAGTAGGAGATAATAGAAACGCTCGTGTAGATCCGGAAGTAATTGCTCCTTTGTCAAAGTTAAAGTCAATGATGGGAGACATGGGCATGGGAGGAGTGTTGGAAACAAGGATAAGCGGAAATGATTTGATTATATTGTTGAACAGATCACAAAAGGGTCTTAGCAGAATACAATAATGGCTGTAAGGTTTGAAACTACTGTATATAATGAGAAAGGCAGAAAGATTAATGTTGCTATTAAAGACAATGTTTTTTCTGGCATGACTTATAGTTTTGATACTATTTCTTTGTCATTACAATACGATAGCGAAAGCCAGCAAGGACAAGAAAGATTTACACCTATTATCGGATCATCTTGCAATCTATCGTTACTTATAAATAATAACGATTTACAAACATTACTACTTGATATTGGATTAGCGGTTGAGGGAAGGTTTACAATAGATTTAACTGCCTACGAGGATGACAATACTACTATATCCTTTAGGTGGTACGGTTACATAGTTACAGATTTAGTACAATTTGAGGATGTGCCTTTGTCTATTGGATATGTTGCTCAAATATCTGCTATTGATGGGTTAGGATGGCTAAAAACATTGGACTACAAAAGTGCAGTAGGGCCTTACAATGGTCAAGATACAGTAGTACAACATATTTTAAATTGCCTTAATCAATTAGATTTTGTTCAGAGTGAACTGGTGGCAAATAGTCTGCCAGTGCTACACACTGTTTTTAATTGGCATGAGAGTACATTGACATATAGTGCAGATAATGATTTTGCTTTAAAAACTGCAATACAACATAGAGCATTTTATCATATTGACACAAAGAAAAATTATACTTACCAAAGTTGCTATGATGTAATTAAAAAAATATGTCAGGCACTTGGTGCAAGAATTATATTTAGCGGTAGTCAATACTGGTTTATTCAGATTAACCAATATGCTAACAATCCATCTTCATTACGTTATTTTAAATACAGTGCTTTAGGTGTTCAAACATCTGGCACTTTTACTGATGACTTTACTTTATCTAACGTACAAGGTAATTTAGCAAATAGTGATTTAATGAGATTAAGTGGTGGTAAATGGACTTATTACTCGGCTTTAAAAAATGCTTTAGTACGTTATAATCATAATGCTAAAAAGAATTTAATGCCTGGTGTGGTTTATAACTACATTACAAATACAGATCCTGTTATAGTTAGAACAGATACATTAGATAGTACAAACAATGAAGCTAAACTTAGCTATACAGGTATCTTATATCA